TTAACCATCTCCAGTGGAAACGTCAACCTCTGCGCCAGCCCATGAGATAGTTATTGCTTGCTGTTGAGGCGCATCCTCTTTCTTATCGCGGACTCCGTTTGGTTGCGCTCGTGCTGTTGTCCAGCGCAGCGTCTCTATCTCTAACTTGCGGCGCTGGACCTCTGCGTGCAAAACACGCTGATCAACAACGTCAGGCAATGGCGACATAGCCAGCTTATTAATCCTGTCAGTATAATATTCCGCCTGCTGAACCCGTCCTTTTCGGTATAGCTCCCAGAGGTCCTCGTCGATCTGCACAGCGCGGGTTACGGAGCGGTAGCTTGGCATGTCTTCAGCTTCGCAGATTTCGACAAGCGTGATACCTTCAGCCAGCTTATCAACAATCCTCTGCATGACTTTTTTGTTGACGGTCTTTGACTTTTTAATCATAGCCACCCCCCAAAAAAAATGACGCCCAAAAAAGAGCGCCGATCATACAAGTCTAAATTTAACCTATTGTATTCCTGATAAGCATATCTACTGCAAACCGTCAACCCCCCAAAAAAAACAGCAACACTTTTAAAAAATGCTGCTGTCAAGTGAGTGAGGTAGAAAATAGTGTGAAACAAGATCTAAATAACATATTTAGTTTTGTATGTCAAACTTTATCTGCTATTCTTGGAAAGAAGGTTGGCGGATTTCAACAAAAGACTCAACATCTTGCCGCTGATCTTCACCATTTTATTTTAATTAATGTATTGACAACGGGGGCGAAGGCCCATATGTAAATATTACAGAGGCAATGCGCCCTCGCCAATTTAGGAGAACGATTATGTTACATTTACACACAGAATCTAAATTAATTGCGCTGGAAGCACTGAAAGAAGCAGAAGGCGACCGGGACAACGCGCTAGATTTTATCCACCAGACCTGCGACGGCCACGAAATTGCAATTTATTACCACAAAGCCATTCAATTTTGTTCAGAGCAAAACACAAACGACGGTGAGGAATGGCTAGAAGAATGTGGCGGCATTGCGCAGCCCCGTGATAGTTTCGGGCAGATTGCTTGCCGCATTGCATTCGCCACACTGTTAGTTGCCGCGCAACAGCGACTTGAGGAATTAATTGACGAAACAGATGGCGATTTAGACACGATCAACGATATGGAATTAAGCGCATGAGACACTGGAGCAAGTTTAAAGCAGACTGGATCGCAGACGCAATGGAACATGGCAAGATGACACGAGAACAGGCCAAGGATTATTGGGACAAGCAAGAGTATCGGGACGAATAATAAATGGGGCATCATGCCCCGCCAACCAAGGAGATATATTATGTTTAAAGGTGCAATTTACAGATCAGACGGACGCGAAGGCAACTATTGGGGCTGGGATTATGCAAAAGTTTTAGACATACGCTCTGGCCGTTCAATTCATTGGACCCCAGACTTTGACCGCGCTGATGAAAAGCATTCTCATTTTTGGAGTGATATGCCAAGCGGAGACATCAAGCTAATTGTTGATAAGCGCCTAAATGTTGTGGTCTATTTTTATAACTTAGAGGCCAAGCCTGACACATCACAACGTTCAATAATTGAGATTGATGAGCTTGAATTTTGCGAAGGTATAGAAATGCACTACAGCTTAGTGAGCATTGAAGGAGTATCAGAAGATGTCTGAACGATTAAACATCATGTACTGGTTAGAAATACGCTTAGAAGATAATCATTTTTATGAAGGTTACGAAATACCGTTTCCAAGCGAAATTGCTTATGAAGCTGCACAAGATTGGTACAACAGCAATTCAAAAAAAGATGTTATCGAATACTGTGATGCAAAAAACGTAAGCCTAACAATCCAAGACGAGCCAAATAAACTTATTGAATGTTGGCCCGATATAGCTATGGCCGTTTTTTCTTGGAAACAAGAAGACCCGCGCGCAAATTATGCTGAGTGCAGAATGATTGCGTTGCTTCGTCTGTTGGCTAGGGAAATTGCGCAATGACTGAACAACTTAGGAATTTTTCCTTGCCGCTTTGTGCGTATGAAGATGCAAGCAAGGCTATTGCCCACCTCATTAAACAAAAAATAGGCAAGCTAAAATATAATCTTGAACGCAGAGCGCCGGAAACGAGGGACTTCAGTGTGACTCCAACTACATATGGAGTAACTGAAGTTTGGGAATTAACCGACACGTTTGGGGAGTTCCTTGACGGGCCAAATGGTGAGACCCACGCAACACATATATCGGGGTTTGGACTTGCCGCCGGTAGCTATGAAGACGATGTCTATACAATTTTACGAGATGAACTTGGTGGAGCTTTTTTCGGTAAGTATCCAGAATTTTGGGATGAAGCTGAGTTTGAAGATGAGGCTCTGGAAAAGTTTTACGCCAGCGGCGAAGCGCAAGACTTTGTGTCCAACCAGACACATGATTTTTTTGCTCAAGTTAAAAGTGATTATGAAGGCGACACCCTGCACGAAACTATAAAGGCACTGGAGGCAAGCCAATGACTGAACAAGAAAAACTAGCAAAAAAACTGTACAAGTCTGACGATTATTTTATTAAGTACAGCGCGGGACGTGCAATAGCCTGCTACCCATATTACGCAGGCTCAACTTACGCAAAGGTGGGCGGCGAATCCGTCCACGATGCAAAAAGTGGCGCTCAAGCCTTTTTGCGCGAAAAGGCAACAGACCACGCCGCACAGTTGCTTGAAGCTGAAGAGCGGGAAACATGAATCCAGACGAATTACAGAAAGCCCGTCGCGATCTGGGCTTAACTCAAAACCAGCTTGGCCGTTTGCTTGATACAGACGGCCAATCTGTTCGTCGTTTGGAAATGCGAGATGATCGCAGCACAAGCCGCAAGCCTGCGCCGCGCATGATACGTTTAATCATTGCTTACCTTGCAGGCTACCGGCCTGAAGATTGGCCTAATTAATATATCCGCAGCACATCAGCCAACTTGTCCAACGCAATTCGCAGCTTTTCGATGCCCATCCTTGACGGCAAGCGAAATCGTTTGGCCCAATTGTTTGCAGTCTCGCACTCAATCACCACGGCTCTTGTCACGCTTGCAGCTTCCTGACCTATAGCCTTTTGCAATTTAAAAAAATCAGCCAGCGCATAATCGTTCACACTAGATTTACCACCGCCATCGACGCGCAGCTTTGTGTAGTCTGCTGTTAGCCGCCCTGCTTGGCGGGTCTGATCGTACAGCACGAACAGTGCATGTGCTGCACGTTTTTGCCGGTCATTTACCAACTTGCGTTGCGAATAACGATCCATTGGAGTCTGCTGCGAAACGTACACTCTTTTGAGCGCCCCGGCCCTGCCACCGTCAACCGTTTCAAACTTCAACCCTTGGGCCTGATTCATGCTCTCATTTGTGCCGTGATCTGCCCTACCACGCGGCTCGTTAAGCAACTTTGGTTTGCGCTTTTTTCTCACCATTTTACCCGCCCTCGAAACCTTGCCTGACAGGGCCAAGATCGCTTGGCAGCACAGGTGATGTGCGACTGACCTTAGTTGGCCCTGTAGCAGCCCTCTCAGGCTCTCCCAGAGCCATCTGCGCACCCAATGCGAGGTATCCCGCAGCATCCACCCATGAATCGGCATGATTTGGCGTGTTCATCAGCCTGCATGACTTGAGCCACGCCATCATTGTGCAGACGTCTGACGCGGTGATCTTCCCATCAGCATTTTGAATGATGATATTCCAACCGTCCGCAATGTTGGCGAAGTTGATTTCTGGATCACCATAATCTTGCTGACGCTTGCCGCAGACCAGCTTTATTGCACGCTCCAGTATGTCTTGCGCGTTCATAGCATCACAGCTTGATACAACGTTTGATCATCGCGGGTGATCCTCGCAGATTGCACAACACCTTTGTCGCAAAGCTGTCTGAGCCAGCATGCCGCTTGGTGACTAGAAACATTAATCTTACCTGCAATCACCTTTGCGCTGACTGGCTCAACCTGCTGCTGCAAATGTTTCAACAATCTTTTGTGTTGGTTTCCCAGCGGCACACCCCTGCGATCTGCCAGCGCGTTCATCTTGCGTCGAGGATCAATTCGCCCAGCATTTATTTCAAACGCCAGCATTGCCGCTCCTAATTCTGCCTCAGTCATAACTTCCCTTTCTCTATTTCGTATTTACGTGTTTTGATTATTTTAATTTCGTCGTGCGTCCACATCGCCAGACTGCTGACATCACAGCCTTGCTCTGCCAAAACTCTGCGTCGATTGGCGAACCCTTGAAGCTCACCAAGACAAGTAATTTTATTTATCTTCAGAGTAAGATTTTTTAGATCATCAGACATTGTATGACCGCCTGATTTGGTGCGCTGGATGCTTTGTATGGTACCTAAAGGTACACCATACAAAACATACACCCATGCGCCGAAGTATGTTTTGCGTATGTTTTGCGTATGGTTGCGTATGTTTTGCCCCCGTAAGCCATTGATTTATATAGATACCTAAAAACATACGCTTTCCTACGCTTGCCGTATTTTATGCTTTTGAGCGGTCAGCCAGAAATGCCCATCATTCAGCGCTAAATGCCCTTCATTTTGCATCGTTTCTATGATGTCAGAAAACGCTTGCCGCTTACTTTTAACGGTGATCTTTCCAAAGAAATGAGACCGTAAATCTGCCTCATTTATCGTCCATCTGGTGCCGCTTTCGGGCCAGCCAACGCCACCGGGATTAGACCCACCGATGCCCTCACCTTGCAATTGAGTGAAGCACTCCAGCAGAATTTTACCGTTCTTTGTCAGCGGCTTTTTCTTGGCGTCTGCCACCTCTTCGCCAGCAACAGGATCAATCACACAGGTCGTTACGTCGTCGCCGTCCTGATCTACCCCCAACCCAATGACATCCAACCGAAAGCAAAACTCTGCACCAGTTTCCATATCTCTTTGCTTGGTGGCTCTAGCAAACCGCAGCCCATCCTCTTTGCTGACTTCCATTTCTATCTCTGTGTCGGTGGCGGCTCTCAAGCTGCTATGCCCTCTTGCCCCTGCCGCAACATCCTTGCCACTGTGATGCACCAACATGCAGTGCGCCCCTGTGGCGGCTCTCATGGCGTCTACGTTGCTGATAAACGCCGTCATATCCTCTGGGCCGTTTTCGTTGCCCCCTGCCATTGCGCGAGACACAGTATCCACCACAATCTGGACGCAATCCTGCCCTGCCGCTTCTTTGATTTCCTCAACCAGCGCTATGATTTCAGCCAGATCAGCATTTGGCCGCAACAGATCCACCGGGCTTGGCCTGACATACAAAGGCACATCTGTGCGCTCATATTTCTGCGCCAAAGCATAAATCCTGTTGTGAAACGTGCTGCCGCCCTCTGTCGCCAAATACAACACTGGCCCACCGTGACATCTAAACCCATGCCACATTTCACCGCTGGCAATATGCCAAGCCATGTCTAACGCAACGAATGATTTGCCGACATTGCTTGGCCCGTACATCACCGACATCTGACCAGCGCCAAGCCAACCTTTAATTAAATAAGCTGCTGATAGGATTGGCTGTGCTTGGCTGGGCGTAAACACGCTATCCAACAGCTTAGTTTCCAAAGACTGCTTGACTGCCTCTGGACCCTGAGCAAGCATCAAATCATTATAGTCGTTACCTTTGCTTGATGGCGCTTTCCATTGCAGCCCTGTTGCTTTGGCTGCTTTGATGCCTGCATCATCAAAATCTGCCGCGACAAACAGATCCGCTTCTGGCCTTATTTCTGCCAGTATTGCCGCCACCTTTGGCAAGTTGCCGCTAGACAAACAGAACACCGCTGGACGCCCTGTGCTGACCGCAACGCTTGCTGCTGTGGCCCAACCTTCGCAAAGGTATGTGCGCCCCTCTACAGCCCCGCCCAGCACCGCAAAGCAGCCATCTGCTGCCATCCCTGCGCTAAACCGTTTGCTGCCACTTGGCTTGATGGTCTGTGTGCCGACGCGCTTGCCTGATCTGTCTATTATAGTGACATGAACATCACCGCCCTCAACCAATGCACCATAGAGCGGCACACCTTTGCGCTTATGATAAGGTTGATTAGGATCAGGTGCAGCGGTTGTAACGAATGGGTTGCTACTTGACGTTGGTAGCCGCACAGCTTCGCCTTTGATAAACTCAGGCCACGTGCCGTCATCGCGCATGATTTCAACCAAGTGCTTAAACTCGCAACCTTGATTGCAGTTAATGCGGATTACGCCAGCTTTTTCGCTGATGTAAAATCGATCAGTACCGCAGCACTGTGGACACGGCCCATTATAATGGTTTGGCCCTGTTTTTTTTAAATGATATTTAGCTATTATTTTTGGCGACCATTCTGACCACCATACTTGTTGTTTTGTCATCACAACGCCCATCGAATTAGCCTCGGTTTGCCCCGTCGAAACGGGGCGTTAATCGATTTTAAAATGGAATTTCGTCATCTATTTCTGACAGCGCTGGCGGCGGTGGTGCGCTGGGCGTTGATTGATCTGACAAACCAAATGGATTACCGCCGACAGCCCTGCTGGCAAACGGGTTGCCCCCTTGGCTGTCTTTGCGCTCTGCTAATTCCAGCACCATTATATCTGTAGGGCGCAAGCCAACGCCTGCTTTGCCTGCGTAGTTCCACGGCTTGATGATAAACTGAACGCAGATCTTTGACCCTGTGGTTAGCTGAAAGTCAGGCTGTGCCGCAGATCCGTCTTGCATCCATTGCTTGGGCTTAGAGTTGGCATCGCCATACGTTTTCTTTGTGATCTTGGCGATGTAATGCCCGGTTTCATCCTTTTTAAACACGCCATCCAAAGACTTTGGCGTCCAATCTTTCCAATCGTCTTTGCGCTGGGCGTTAAACTCTTTGCGCATTGCCCCTGCCAGCGCCTTTGCTTCATCCTCGTTCAGCACAACGTTGACCTCGTAGCTGCCCTCAACATCTGTGGCGTCAACACTGACGCTGCGGTTTTGCATGGCGTCGAACTTGTATGCTCTGTCCAATTTGGGCCAAAGGCATTCAACATTTTCAATTTTGTAGATCATCATTTTGCTCCTTGTATGATGTATATTTAGACTTGTATGGTTAGATTATAAAACAGCCCAATCGGGCCAGCCTGTCAGGTATTCGCCCGACTCTTGCGCTTCTTTTATCCTGTGCAGCGTGTCCATCATTACCGCCTCACCGTGCTTCAGCGTGTCGCTGCTGATGTCAAAGCATTGGGTTGCATGTGGTGCTGTGCTTTCGACGGCAAAGATATAAAACTTATTAATATCAATGCCTTGTAGTGCCAATACCCGCATGTAAAACGCGCATTGNATGTGATAGCCAAACTTNTAAAACGGCCCNTACTGTGATTGCCATGCNGCCGGGTTGGCTGTTTGACAGGTCTTGACGTCCATCACACAGCGCAAATTAGAGTTGTATGCGTCAGCTTTGCACTTCAGCTTTAGCCCGGTTTCCGGGCAATCCACGTAAATGCTTTGCTCTATTTGCCAGCCTTCTTGCGTCCTAAGCTCTGCCATATGCGGATTGTCGTGCAGCGCCACAGCCATAGCTTCAGCTTTGTGATATTCGCCTACCGGCAAGACCACCTCATCTGTGGCTCGACCTTCATATACGTCTTGCCATGCCTTGCCGCGTCTGGACTCTGGGCCGCGCTTTACCAGAAATTTTTCCGGTTCCAAATAGTTGGCATGCACAGCGCTGCCCAGATCCATCGCTGGCGATGATTTAAACTCAGCCCCATGCCAGTGCGCGACTGAATTAAGTGCAGCAGCCTTGGCGCTGGTTGAGCCAATGGCCGGGTTAGCGTGATAAGATTCATTGCTCTCTGAGGTTATCATGCTGGTGACCTCAAACTCGCCAGCGTTTCCATGATAAAATCTGCTGTGCGCTCACCACAATTGTGACAATCCATCCAATCAAAGATTTCATAACTTAGCAGATCGTTTGCCTTAACATTATCACTTAGCTTTTCCATGATCGCGTTAATTGCTCTGTTTTTATATAGTCCGGTCCCGTTTGACCTTTCGATTGCGTCAATGATTTGGAACCTGCTGACAAGGGTAGATGGTGTGCCAATGATTGATTTCTGCGGCTCTTTGAAATATGCAGCATCTAAGATCTCGTGCACCTGATTGATGTGCATTTGATACTGTGCAACTCGCTGTGAGAT